TACTGAAAGATCAGAAGGAACATTACGTATGTCAAACATTGGTCGACCTAATAGGCAACTATGGTATGACATGAAAGCAGCACCACAAGAGAACACCATTACCCCTAGTACCTTTGTTAAGTTTCTTTATGGTCATATGTTAGAAGAGGTAGTCTTATTATTAGTTAGACTAGCCGGACATAATGTCGAACATGAACAGAAGAATGTAAAAGTAAAAGGTATTGAAGGACACATGGACTGTGTTATCGATGGTGAGGTAGTAGATGTTAAGACTGCATCAGGCTATGCCTTTAAAAAATTCAAAGATGGAACATTAGCTCAAGATGATACCTTCGGATACCTAGCTCAACTTGCCGGATACGAGGCAGGTCATGGTACTTCCGAAGGTGGATTCTTGGCAATGAATAAAGAAAGTGGAGAACTTGCACTTTATATACCGGAAGAACTTGACAAACCCAACATAGAGAGTAAAATAAATACAGTCAAGAAATCTTTACGTAAGTCAGCACCGCCTGAACTTTGCTATCAACCAATCCCTGATGGACAATCAGGTAACATGAAACTACCTAGAGGATGTTTTTTCTGTAGGCACAAAGTAGAATGTCATAAAGATTCAAACAATGGTAAAGGACTTCGAGTATTTAAATATGCGAAGGGTCTTTCCTATTTAACACAAGTAGTTAAAGAACCTAAAGTAGAGGAAATTACACATGAATTCAAAAAAAGAAAAGCTAATAAGACGACACGCAAAGCAGCTAATGCTTGAATGGTTAAGAAGCGTAGTACCTGATGATGAAAAAGATAAAGTTCAAATTAATAACTTGGAAGAATATTTGCCGGATCAAACTCATATTTATGCTAATCGGCATCTCCGAGTTTCTGCGTACACTTTACGATGGTTTACGAAAGGTATTAAGAAAGTTGTTAAATCAACTGGTAAGGATATCACAGAGATTAAAGTTCAGGAACTAGAACGTGCCTGAATATAAAGATTCTACTATCACATGGAACTTAGAGGAAATTGAGTTGAGTGATTTGATAATGGTGGTAGGGAGTTGGATTTTTGCAGGTAACCATATTCACGATATTGAATCTGAAGTAATTGATAAATTAAAACTATTGGTTGAAGAAGAACAAAATAAAAGATTGACAGGAATAACAGAAGACGACACAATACATTAAGGAATAAATATGGATTATAAGTTTAATGAGAATTTGAATATCAGAGCAGTACATCAATATATAGATAACACATACACCCAACACTATGCTCATTCAAAGTATCAAGCGACTGATATGATTATAGATGCCGGACATGGTGAAGGATTTTGTGTTGGTAATATAATGAAGTATGCAATGAGGTATGGTAAGAAAGATGGGAAGTCTCAAAAGGATTTACTAAAGATCATTCATTATGCATTGATTGCTTTGCATTTAAATCAAGAGGAAATAGAGAATGATTGAAGATAAGATAGGCAAGAAGCCTTACTTAGGAATAGTAATAGACTATGATAAAGAAAAGAAACTAGATAAATTTAGTTTAGATACCTTAAAGGATAGATATTTTTGGGAGGAAGAGACTCATGCTCAAGAAGCTTTTGCACGGGCTAGTGTTTTTGGGGCTACTTATAAAGGCGAGACTGACTTCGATCTTGCACAGAGACTTTATGAGTACAGTTCCGATCTATGGTTTATGTTTAGTACTCCTATACTTTCTAACGGGGGAACGACTCGTGGCTTACCTATTAGCTGCTTCCTTAATTATGTTCCTGATAGTCGTAGGGGCTTATCTGATCACTATGATGAGAACATTTGGCTCGCGAGTTCAGGTGGAGGCATTGGTGGATATTGGGGAAGTGTTAGAAGTAATGGTATTGGTACTTCTAACCATAGTCGTTCTACTGGATCAATCCCATTCATGCATGTTGTAGATTCGCAGATGCTTGCCTTTAATCAAGGTGTAACTAGACGTGGCTCGTATGCTGCTTACATGGATATCTCTCATCCAGAAATAGAAGAGTTTATCAACATGCGTAAAGAATCTGGTGGAGATATCAATAGAAAGTGTTTGAACATACACAATGCAATTAATCTTACCAACGAATATTTAGATGCAGTAAAGAACGATGAAGAGTGGCGATTGATAGACCCTAAAAGTGGTGAAGCAGTTAAAATTTTAAATGCTAGAGATTTATGGTGGCAAATGTTAAACGCAAGGGCAGAGACAGGTGAACCCTATATGATTAACATTGATACCTGTAATGAACATTTACCAAAACAACAGAAGGATTTAGGATTACGAGTTAATCAAAGTAATCTTTGTTCTGAAATAGTTTTAGCTACAAATGAGGAAAGGACTGCGGTATGTTGTTTATCTTCTGTAAATCTAGAACACTTTGACAAGTGGAAAAAGAATGAACAATTTATAGATGATCTAATTACTATGTTAGATAATGTTCTTGAACACTTTATAGAAGCTATCGTAGACACCAGTAGACTTGGTGGGTATAGTGCAAATTTTGAGAGGTTTAAAAAATATGTTAGAGAAGAAAAAGAAGGATTACTTAAAGCTGCTTATTCAGCGTATCGAGAAAGGTCGGTGGGTCTTGGAGCGATGGGCTTTCATGCTTTACTCCAAAGTAAAGGACTACCTTTCCATGGGTTACGATCTACTAGTATCAATAATGTCGCCTTCTCCCACATCAAGGAACGATCTATTACTGCGACTAAAAGATTGGCTCATGAACGTGGGGAAGCTCCTGATATACATGGTAGCCATAAGCGTAACGCTCATCTTTTGGCTATTGCTCCTAATGCCAGTAGTAGTATTATATGTGGCGGTACTTCCCCTAGTATTGAACCATATCGTGCTAACGTATATACGCACAAAACTTTATCAGGTTCGTATCAAGTCAGGAATAGATTTTTAGAGAAGCTATTTAAAAAGAAAGGACTTACTATAAATGAGCGTGATAAATTATGGAAACAGATAGTTATAGAGAGTGGGTCTGTTCAAAACGTAGAAGTCTTAGATGAAAATGAAAAAGATATATTTAAAACAGCACCTGAAATAAATCAAATATATCTAGTTGAACACGCTCACATGAGACAAGAATATATTTGTCAGAGTCAGAGTGTGAATTTATTTTTCAGTATGCCTAAAGCAACTGAGTCTCAAGCTGTGCATGATGAGTACTTACAATATGTAAATGATGTTCATTGGTATGCTATGAATAAACTTAAGTCGTTATATTATTTTAGATCAGACGCAGCTAGGTCTGCTGAGAATGTTAATGTAAAGATACCAAGAATTAACTTAGAAGACGTAGAATGTTTAAGCTGTGAAGGATAACACTATGGAATCTAATGTAGAAGAATTAAATATAGCAGTACATACTCTACCTGCCGTAATTATGTTAGAAGTTTCATTACCTACAAAATTAGTAGATGATTTAAATACTTACCTTGATGAATACAAAGAAACAGCAGAAAAGAAATCACTTGCTCATACTTTAGTAGGACAGATTCATCAAGGAGAGCAACTACTCATGGACCACAAGCATGACCTATTAAAAGATTACTACCAATTTATTACGAACATGGGAGTAGCTTATCTAGAAGCCTTTGGAAATATAACAGGACACTACCATAAAAATAAGATGATAGATATAGACGAACTGTGGTCAGTACATAGTTATGAAGGAGACTACAATCCTATACATGACCACGGAACTAAAACCTTAACAGGTATATCTACAACGACATGGACTAAAGTACCCGAACAGATTGGTAGACAAGGCGATGCTAAAACTCCTCAAGACTTTTCTTTGTATAATGATTCAGGAGCATGTGATGGTTTCTTAGCATTTACTTATGGACGTAATGAAATTATGAATACTAAGAGATTAAGACCACCACAGTCTTGTTCAATTCAACCTGTGGTAGGGAAGCAACTTATGTTTCCTTCGTGGTTACAGCACATGGTCTATCCTTTCTTTGGGGAAGGAGAGAGGAGAACTGTAGCTGCTAATCTAAATTGTTGGGATGTCGAATCTGAAGGAGAAGAAGATGGCTAATACTTTTAGAAGTTTTTGTGATCGTATGTGGCTTGACCATTGTGACGAGAACTCAGCCTTTGGTGCGATTGCTTTAGACAAAGAAGAATATATTAAAACTTATAACGAATGGCTACTTAAAAAGTATGCTGAAGAATTGGAGAACGACAATGCCAAAGAATCTTAGAAAAGCAATAGATAATATGTGTAAAGATTGTACATACGATGAATTAGATAAAGGAACATGGAGACAACAGGTAGCTGCATGTACTATTAAGACATGTCCTTTGCATTCGGTTAGACCTGTTGATAAAAGAACGCTAATACCTTCAGAGTTATTGGATCATTGGGGAATAAAACCA